GTTGGTGTGTTCTTGCTATTCACCCGTCAACTGTGGCTGTCTTGTTGTACGATTAAGTTACATCGACCCTCAACAATGCCTCCATGCAATCCCCGCTTATTTTTGGTGGAACATAAGCACTATTTCCTTTCACGTTTTCTGGTTTTCCGTTCTTGCCGACCCTCACCCACCTGTCACAGTACTCAAGACAGGACTGGGCTACACGGGCATAGACATCAACAAGATCGTCATAATTAATACCATACACTTCTTCGAGAAATTCGGAAAAATCGGGTACAGAATGCTCTTTGGCACTATTGATAACACTGGTCACGTTATCGCGCCCCCCCATTTCCCGAAGCTTTGAGGCTCGAGTGTCGAGGTAGGGCTTATCAGAGAGTGACTCTGATGTATTCATCAACAAATCTCTTATACCTGGTACGTGTCTATGTTCATACGCAGCACACAAATACTTGCCTGCCATATAATCCCTATCATTAACTTGAGTATTCCTATTTGGCCTCAAGTTTATTTTTGCAAGGACACGCCCAAATTGCGGCACAGGACGACAACCCATAGCAGATCGAACATACCTTTTACGATAAAAGGTAGCGTGGTGCCGGCCGACCTGGGGCACGACTTCGGCTTGCATTCCACTAGCCTTAGTCACTGCCTCAATCCCTGCCTTGAACTGCTCCGGATCACCCTCGATATAACCGAGGTAATCGTCCCCCCCATGAATGTTTGTGCTATAATTGATATCGGCGCACTCCAGCGCAGCCTGAATCTGACACATGCTAACATACGAATTACCGGTGGTGGTGGTAGTCTCACCCGACCACCTTTGTCCATCAACTGTGGCTGCTATCCCATAGCGCGTCCACACTCGAACAGAAGTCGTCTTAGCAAATTCCCGCACAAACCAATCAGGGGCACCTAATTTTCGATAGAACATGGCCTCGTAACGCCTAAATTCTTTCGATTGACTCCCATCATTGTTCTTCATATCACTCTCCACTGGATTACCAGCGCTGCTCTCCATAATATCTCCCAACTCCTCACCACTAACGCCACAAGCATAAATAACACGATTGCCTGTGTTGTGTGGATTGCGGAGTGAAAATACCTCTTTCATCCTGCTGTTTAGTTCCATAACAACAGGACCCGTCAATGCATTATACAAATCGGTTCCCTGATATATAATGCGCGGTTGAGCGCGATGTTCCTTGAGGAGAACTTCTTGCTTCGCGAACACGTGTTTTGTTCCCATGTCACTGCGCCACTCACCACCCTCTAGCGCCTCCAACAAACGCTGCGTCTTACTGCCATCACATGTGGCGAGGTACTTCTCGATGAGTTCCCCGTCCACTCGTATAACTTCCAGCGGCCTAAATTTAGCCATGATCAACTCATGACCTCGCTTAAAGGAAGTGATGTCCTCGAGAGAAGGGGCGTAATCGCACCGCTTCTTCATTGCCTGTACAGTGGCACCCGCAGTGTTTGTAGGCACAGTGACCGGAATCCCAGCGCAAATGGCTCCTTTAGCGACGCCGGTATCCATACCTGGGTCATCGTCTTTTACTCGGCACACATTTACGCTTACCTTGATGTTCTTGAATTCAGTTTCAC